CTTCGTTAGCTTTCGGACCAAGAACCAGAAGCGAAAGCTAACGAAGACAAAAAGAAAGAATTAGAAGATTACTCTGAAGGAGTAAAAAGAAGAATAGCGAAGTTAACTAGAAAAATGCGTGAAGCGGAGAGAAGAGAAGAAGCTGCTTTGCAATACGCAAAAAAAGTTCAAACTGAGCAAGAACTTCTTAAATCCAAATATTCTAAATTAGATACAGGTTATATATCTGAAATGGAAAATAGGATTAAATCTTCTATGGAAGCGGCAGCTAGTAAATTAGCTAAAGCTAGAGAAGATGGCGATTTAAAAGCTGAGATTGCAGCTCAAACCGAAATATCAAAATTAGGTTATGAAGAGGCAAGACTCATGGAGTTAAAAGCCAGACCTGAACCAAAAGCACAAGAAACTGAGGTAAGACAACCTCAAATTCAACCTGCTCAAATTCAGGAACAACCGATCAATCCAGATCCAAAAGCTCAAAAATGGGCTCAGGAAAACACATGGTTTGGTCAAGATGAGGCCATGACTTATACCGCATTTAGCTTGCATAAAAAGCTTGTTGAAGAGGAAGGTTATGATCCACAATCGGACGAGTATTATTCTGAAATTAATAAGAGAATAAAACTTGAATTCCCGCATAAATTTGATAGTGTAAATAGAAATACGACTAGTAAACCTACTCAAGTTGTAGCTTCGGCTAACAGAAGTAGTAAACCTGGTCGCAAATCTGTTAGACTCACACCGTCTCAGGTAGCAATTGCTAATAAACTTGGTGTGCCGCTAGAAGAATATGCGAAACAATTAAATTTAATCACGAAGGAGTAAAGCATATGAGTAACGAAAACGAAAAAAGAGCTTCTCGTGCGAGTCAAACTAGAGAAAAAGATTCTCGAAAAAAAGTTTGGACTCCACCGTCATCTTTAGATGCACCCCCGGCCCCTAATGGGTTTCGACATAGATGGGTGAGAATAGAATCTATGGGTTTCCAAGACACTAAAAACGTCGCTGGAAGATTAAGATCAGGATACGAACTTGTTCGTTCTGATGAATACCCAGATTCAGATTACCCAGTTATAGCCGATGGAAAATACTCGGGAGTAATCGGAGTTGGTGGCCTTGTGCTGACAAGGGTACCGGATGAGATTGCAGAATCTAGAGCTCAATACTATGCAGATCAAGGTAAAGAGCAAGATCAAGCAGTTGAAAACGATCTTATGAAGGAACAGCACCCAAGTATGCCGATCAATGTTGATCGACAGACACGTGTAACTTTTGGTGGTACTAAGAAATAGTTTATTAACAATTTCTAAACCATTAAAATTAATATAAACTTAATAGGAGTAATAAATATGGCAAACAAAGACGCTGCTTTTGGTTTAAAACCAATAGGCAAAGTGGGTCAGAACGCTGATAACGGCGGTTTAGGTGAATACTCTATTACTAACAATGATAGCACAGCTATCTATTTTCAAGATGCAGTTAAAGTAACTGCCGCTGGAACAATTGATAAAGCTGCTGCTGGAGAAGGTAATTTAGCAGGTTCACTAAATGGTGTTTTCTACACTGATCCATCATCTCAAAAGCCAACATGGGCAAATCACTATGCTGGGAGCATCGCTGCTTCTGACACAGTTGCTTTTGTGGCTGACGATCCTTACGAAAGGTTCGAAATCCAATGTAACTCAACTTTAGGTGCTGCTGATGTATTTGCAAACGCAAACATTACTGTAGCAGCTGGAGTAGCGGCTAATTATGTTTCTAAATCAGAACTTAATAAAGCAACTTTGGATACAACAAACACACTACAGTTGAAAATAGTAGGTATTAGTAAAGACCCAGAAAACAATGACACTGCAAGTGCCAATGTTAATGCGGTAGTTCAACTTAATACACACTATGCTAAATCAACTACAGGCTTATTAGCATAAGGAGTATAAAATATGGCTATATCACGATCACAACTAGTTAAAGAACTAGAGCCAGGATTGAATGCTTTATTCGGCCTGGAATACAAACAATACGAAAACCAACACGAGCAAATCTATACGAAGGAAACTTCGGACAGAGCTTTTGAAGAAGAAGTGATGTTATCAGGTTTTGCTCAAGCACAGGTTAAACCTGAGGGTTCTGGTGTTACTTTTGACAATGCTCAAGAGACTTTCACTGCAAGATACACTCATGAAACTGTAGCTTTAGCATTTTCAATCACTGAAGAAGCGATTGAAGATAACTTGTATGACAGATTGTCTTCAAGATACACTAAAGCGTTGGCTAGAAGTATGGCACAAACAAAACAAGTTAAAGCTGTTAATCCTTTAATTCAAGGATTACCAACTACTGACGGTTACGATTCAGGTGACGGCGTTTCTTTATTTAACGTTGCTCACCCAACTATCGCTGGTAGCTACAAAAACACTTTAACTACTCAAGCAGACTTAAACGAAACTTCTCTTGAACAGTCTTTAATCGACATTGCTGCGATGACTGATGAAAGAGGTCTTAAGATCGCTGCAAAAGGAATGAAAATGATTATTCCTTCTGAACTTCAGTTCACTGCAGAGAGATTAATGAAATCTGCTCAAAGAGTTGGTACTGCTAACAATGATATCAATGCAATCATGAATATGGGAATGGTTCCACAAGGTTATGTGGTTAACAATTTCTTAACTGACACTGATGCGTTCTATATCATTACAGACGTGCCAAATGGTATGAAGTACTTCGAAAGATCTCCTATCTCTACTAAGATGGAAGGTGATTTCGATACTGGTAACATGAGATACAAAGCTAGAGAAAGATACTCTTTCGGAGTTTCTGACCCTAGAGGTATCTTCGGTGTTGAAGGTGCTTAATACTTAACAGTATTAATTATTTTAAGGGGGCCCTTGAAGGGCCCCCTTTTTTTTGATAGAAAGAGAAACCTATGAAATACAAATATCTTATACAAATTTTTACAAAACTACTTCAAACTAAATTTCAAATCGAAAGTGATAAAGAGATAAATACCGTTGAAGAGCTACATCCTTATATCATTGACTTTCTAGGAAAATCTGATATACATTGGGAACAAAATGATCTGCAGTACCACAGTACTGGAAGTGATTTTTATATAACCTATGAGGAGGTTACAAATGGCTCAGGACAACATGGTATTGTTCGCCAAGAAACTGAAACTCGAATCTAGATGGAATGAGTTGTTTCTTGAAAACAAGGGACAGATTACCGCTGAAATGTCTGCTTTAGGTGATGAGATCAAAAGAGTAATTAGATCTATCATTAGAGAACAAGAAGCAGAAATCCATACTAATCCTAAAGATGGTGAAATACATCTTTACGCTGGTTAATTAGGATTTAAAATCGTTAGAAAAGACCTTTTTTTCTGTAGGGATTTCTTGCACTATTCAATAATTTCATATATAAATTAACTACTATACATAAATTATTCTGCATAGACGCGTATAGTCGACGGCCTAGAGACTATGTAGAAATAACTAGGAGGATATAACTATGGCAAATACTACATTTACAGGACCAGTAGTAGCTCTTAACGGCTTTATTGGTGGACCAAACGTGAACGCAGGTGGAACAGGTTCCAATGACACTGAACAAGGTGGAAAAGTTGCGTGGACTGTTGGTGCAAACACTTCAACTGTAACTATTGCATCGGGTCCAAGACAAGGTGAAACTTTAAGCGCAGTTGGTAATGAAGGTGTTATGATTTATGTTTCTAATGGCTATACAGGAAATGCTGTTTATGCTTTTTCTGATGGTTCAGATTGGAAACAAGTAATCACTGGTACTAACATTACAGCAAGTTAAAAAATTATAGAGCTCCTTCGGGAGCTCTTTAAAATTTAAGGAGAAAAAAAATATGGCAAGTAAGGGCGATATACAAGCAACTAGATTTGAAGCAACAACTACTTCTGCTATTGTAGCACCAGCAGTAAGATTAAGAGGTGTTATTGTATCTAATAATGATGCAACTAATGCAGGTAAAGTAGTACTAACTACTACTTCTCAAGCAGGTGATGCTTTATTTATAGCAGATTGTCCAGCGGGTGATGTTATTAACTTTTCATTTCCTGAGGATGGAATTTTATTTCCAAAAGGAATATTTGTTTCTACATTTACAACAATCTCAGCTGTAACTTTATTGACTGATAAATATTCTGGACCAAATTTAACATCATAGGAGGTTAGATGGCTAACACTACTTCCGGTACATATGTCTTTGATAAGAATTTTCAGATTGATGAAATCATAGAAGAGGCTTATGAAAGAATTGGCTTGCAAGGTAATGCAGGTTATGATATTAAAACAGCGCGACGATCTCTAAACATTTTATTTCAAGAATGGGCAAACCGAGGTTTGCATTATTGGGAAGTTGCAAATAACTCAATAACTTTAGTAGATGGTCAAGCAGTTTATACAATGTATCGTTCGTCGGGTGATGGAACTTCTGACGCCACTAGCATATATGGCGTTGATGATATATTGGAGTGCTCTTATCGGAATGCATCTTCTATAGACACACCTCTTACAAAAATTAATAGATCAGCTTATCAAGCTTTATCAAATAAATCCTCTGAAGGACAACCTGTACAATATTTTGTACAAAGATTTATTGATAAGGTAACTATTACTTTATATCTAACACCGGGTTCTTCAGAAGCTGGAAATACAATTAATTATTATTACGTAAAAAGAATACAAGATGTTGGTGCTTATACTAATGCAACAGATGTTCCATATAGATTTATTCCATGTATGTGTGCAGGTCTTGCATATTATTTAGCACTTAAAAAAGCTCCACAAAGAATTCAAGAATTAAAAATGTTGTATGAAGATGAATTACAAAGAGCTTTAGCTGAAGATGGTTCTTCTTCAAGTACATTTATAACCCCAAAAACTTATTATCCAAATGTCTAATTTATCTAGAGGAAAATACGCACAGGCAATATCAGACAGAAGTGGTCAAGCATTTCCATATCAAGAAATGGTTACAGAATGGAATGGAGCCTTTGTCCATTATTCTGAGTTCGAGCCTAAGCATCCACAGTTAGAACCTAGAAGATTTACTGCTGATGGACAAGGTTTACCTAAAGCAAGACCTGCAA